GAAAGCGAGCCTGTTTTCAAAGGTTTGTTTTCGGCTCGCTTTATTTTTACGAGGTGCGTATGAACGATGAAAAAAAACAGGAAGAGCAGGAGACTGTCACCGAAGAGGTGAAAGTCGGCGCGAGAAACAGCCGCCGCGATTCTGACCGCTTGCAACAGATACATGATTACGCCGTCGAGAATGGCGCGTTGTGCGGAAAGAAAGGTGTGGCAGTGGACGAGGTTGTTTCGTTCGGGTCGCCGTTGAAGTTCGTCAAACTTGACGATGGGAGCGTGAAGTTTTCAGGGTATTTGATTACCTTCGGAAACTCAGACCTCCCCGACCTGACAGGCGATTACTTCGACGCCAAAACAGATTTTGGCGACGCGGTGGAATCAGATGTTTATTTCAACCATCGTATGCCTGTTCGTTTCGATGGCAAGCGCGCGGAATACAAGGACAAGATCGGCAAGGCGAAACTCACACGCGATGATATTGGCGTGTTCGCCGAAACCATCTTGAAGGCTCGTAATCAATACGAGCAAATGATTATCGAGGCAGGTATGGCGGGCGCGTTGGGTTGGTCGAGTGGCACAGCGGCGCATTTGGTAGACCGCGAGCCGACAGGAAAAGCGTACTGGATTAAGCGTTGGTATCTTGGACTGGACGCGAGTCTGACGCCGACGCCCGCCGAACCGAGAAATCAGATTGTGCCTGTAAAAACTTTGGCGTTTGAAATCCAAACGCCGCAAATTGAAGAAAAGGAAAATCCAATGGAAAAAGAAGAGTTGAAAACAATGTTTGATGAATACGGTAAGACCATCGGCGATACGATCAAGACCGAAGCCGCCGCCGCCGCAAAGACAGCAGTGGAGGAAGTCTTGAACGCGCTCCCCGAGGTCAAAGCCGCGCGCGGCGTGCAAGTCGAGGTCGAGGTAGACGAGGCAGACCGCCCGTTCAAGTCCCTCGGCGAACAATTGCAAGCCATTGCCGACAATGCGCGGAATGGGCGCGTCGCTCCACGTATTCGCGGGCTGAAAGCGATGGAAGCGAAAGCCGCTCTCGGCTCGAATGAAGCGATCCCGTCACAGGGTGAATTCCTGCTTGAGCCAACCATTACGGCGGGACTGTTGCAGAATATCCACGAAGCGGGTGTGTTCACGCAGGACGTGAATCGTCTCCCTGTTGGACCCAACAGTAACAGCGGTTGGATACCCGGCGTTGACGAAACTTCCCGCGCGGCAGGTTCGCGCTGGGGCGGTGTGCGTGGGTATCACGCGGCGGAAGCGGCAAGCATGACCGCCTCGCAACCGAAGTTCCGCAAGATCAATTGGGAACTACACAAGACCTACGTCCTGCAATACGCGACCGATGAACTGCTTGCGGATGTCGGCATGATGAACGCCATTATCCAGCAGTCCTCGATGGAGGAACTGGACTTCTTGGCAAACTACGATGTTCTGCTCGGCGTTGGCGGAGATCGACCTTCGGGCGCACTACTCTCGCCCGCCCTTATCAGTATCGCACGCGCCGCGACCTCCGCTATTTCGCACGCGGATATTGTCGGCATGTGGGCGCGTATGCTCCCTCGCTCAAAGGCAAACGCGAAGTGGTACATCTCCTCAGATGTCCACGCGCAACTTGACCAACTGACATTTACCAGCGGATCAACGGGGATTCTCTCCCCGTATGTGTCCTATGGCGCGGACGGCGTGATGCGGATTTACGGTAAGCCAGTTGTGGAAACTGAGTTCAATCCCGCGCTGGGTACGCTCGGCGATATTTTCCTCGCGGATATGTCGCAGTACCTGTATTGGGAAAAGAACGCGGTCGAGGCGGCTTCGTCCATTCACGTGCAGTTCCTGACCGACCAGACCGCCTTCCGCTTCATCTATCGCAATGACGGGCAGACCGCGCTTGCGTCGGCGATCACTCCCGCGAATGGCGGCGCAACGCAATCACCGTTTGTCGCCCTGCTTGCTACCACGTAATCAGAAACGAATCAGGAGAAAATAACATGAGCAAACTTAACTTTGCGGAAGAGTATCAGGTTGTGCCGCTTCTCGCGCCCGCCGACATTGTGGCGACTGCCGCAGTCACGCGGTATGTCAAACTCGGAAGCATCGGGCGCGGGCAGTTGGAAATCGAAGTCAACTTAGGCGCGTTGACTACGACCGATTCGACTGGCGAGGTGGTTGTAACCGTTGTCGGCAACGACACGAACGACACCTCCACCAGCGATAACAACGAAGTGGCGGCGGCGTTTAGTTACCGTCTCTCTGGCGCAGTTGGCACGGACGCGATGGGCGCGATCACACAAGCAAGCGCAACAGGCGCGGTGGTGGCGAACACGGACGACAACAAGTCCCTGCTTATCTACGTTGACCCCGCCGTTATCGGGCAGAAGTATGTCCGCGCGGTTATCACGCCGACCGCCGACCTTACCTCAACGGTTGTTGGCGCGGTGGGGCGTTTCATTCCGCGCAAAGCGCAGAACGCCCAGCCGAGTTCGAGTTAGTTAATGGATCCGGGGCGGGAGAAATTCCGCCCCGGTCTAAAGCATGGCAAATGATTATACCTCCTCCACCGACGCCTTCGCGGACATATCGGAGGGATCGTATACGACCTCCGATTATCCTGTGATGTCGGACTTTGTAACCTTTGCTTCGCGCCAGATTGACGCCGCCTTTGGGCGTGTGGCTGGATTCTTTTATCCGACAACCGATGAAGTGACCTATTACTATAACGGCTCTGGGAGAGCGACGCAGTACATTGACGAATTTGTTTCGATCTCCTCTGTTGCGGTCGCTGAAAGCGGCGGGTTGTCCTCCACCGATTACACGACATGGGTCGAGGGGACAGATTACATCACTTACCCGTACAATGCGTCGGCTTTAGGCAAACCATTTACCGCGCTGGGCTTAGTGGATTACGCAGGCACAAAAGGCGCGTTTTACAGCGGACAGAAATCCGTCAAAGTGGTGGGCGTGGCTGGATATTCCGCTTCGCCTCCCGCGATTGTCGCCAAAGCGACAAAGATTCAAGCGGTGCAATGGTTTATGAAGGCTAAGATGGGCTACCAGATGGTCAACAGCGGAGGAGAGACCGCCTCCGCGCTGAATTACGCGCTGGACGATAATGTGCTGACCATTCTCAAACCGATATTCCTGGAGTTCTCGTGAGCAACGCGATTGATAACGCGGTGAACGCTTTACAAGCCCTCTCGTTGGCAATGACCAGCGTGGACATAAAATCCGCGCCCGCCTATCCCATCGAGAACATTGACCCTCTGCCGATGTCGGTCGCTTATCTCGCGGCTGGCAATTTAATGAAAATCAATTATGGGATGCTTGAAATTTTTCCGCAGATCAATATCGAGTTTCATTTCTCGCGCTTGAATTTGAAACAGGCATATCAGCAGATCAACGCGGTGGCATACGAATTTTCGCAAAGATTATCAGGCGATCCGACATTATCGGGCGCGGTGGATACGCTTTTTTCAGCGGACGCGGGAGTCCCGTTTGCCGTCCGCCCATATAACTGGGGACGCCCGCAAGGCTCGAACGTGGACTTTTTTACGCAGATGCTAATTTTTGAAATCGTTGTTAAGATCGTGGAAAGCCCGATCACGCCATGAAAAAGACTCTTGCTATTGTCGGCTCATACACTCCCACCCGCACTGCCTTTGACTTTTCGCGGCAGGACTGCGATATTTGGGTATTCAACGAGGCGGTTGCCGCTGTATGGTGTCGGCGTGCTGACGCGGTATTCCAGTTGCATGACCGCGTGATTTGGAGTAACCCGCTGAACCGCAATGACCCAAATCATGTGTTGTGGATGAAAAACATCACCGCCCAATGTAACGCTTGCGGCGGAAAGGGGTGTCCCGCCTGCGTGAACGGCACATACGCGCCGAAAGCGGGCAGGCTTGAAACCACCGTCTACATGCAAGCACAGGAAACCGATGTGCCGATGTCGAAGGCATATCCATTGGAAGGCGTCAAGAATTTATTCGGCGGCGATCACTTTTTATCTTCATCAGTTTCGATGGCTCTTGCGCTTGCTCTGTATGTTGGGCAATACTCCAATATAGAAATTTACGGCGTCGGCATGAAAACGAATACGGAATATACGTTCCAGCGCGAGGGCGTCGCCTATTGGCTCGGATGTCTCAAAGGTGTTGGAATTAACGTTCACTTCGAGGGCGACTCGTTCGCTTGTCCCGTGTATGGCTTTGATGGCGCGGCAGTGATTCCGTATAAGCGTTTCGGGGAGCGTATTGCCGTTCTGCAAATTGAGATTGATAAGTTGATGAATCAATACGGAGAATTGCGCCTCGCAATTCATAAGCAGATCAACGCGATGGAGGGCGGCACAGGGCAGACGGCGCAAGCCGATATGATGAAGGATGTGGAGAAAATCTCCGAATTGACCGCCTCGCTTGGGATGCTCTGCGGGGCGGAGCAGGAAAATATACGCTATCAAAAGCGCGCGGATGCGATGATTGAGACGGGAGAGAAATTTATTTTTGCCCGTCAAGAGTTCGAGTCCTCCGCGCATAACGCGCAAAAGGCACTAGTGGAAATCGAAACGCAATACATCTCTATCGCTACTACGCTTGGACATATCGAGCGCAACGCCCTGCAAGCGGCGAAGGCGTCGCCGAAGCGGAAGAATCTATTTGAGTTATATCGCAAGACAATGGATCAATACCTGGACGCAGACAGGCGCAGAGCGTTCTTTCGCGGGGTGCTGAGTGAGAATCAAGGCTACATGAATTATTTAGATAGTCGCATCACGGCGGCAGGCGGCGCGAAAAGCGAGGCGGTCATGTTGGAGGCGATGAGTCATGAATTGGTATGACCCCAGCCGACCCGAACAGATCAAGCCGACGCCTTGGCTTCCTCCTGACGCAGTAGCGTATCTTGAACAGATTATCGAACGCGACTTCAAGGTCATCGAACACGGCGGCGGCGGGTCCACGTTATGGTTTTCCAAACGGGTCGAAAGCGTGACATGCCACGAACAGAAACTGGAGTGGTACAACGTGATTGACGCGCATCGCGGTGAGAATGTGACGTTGTATCAGACCGCCTTACCTATCAAGAACAGGCGCAAATACGACCTGCTTTTGATTGACGGCGAACCTGTGCGCGACCGCGCCGAATGGTTACGACAGGCGCAACGTCTGGTCAAAAGCTGCGGTTGGGTGGTGCTGGACAATGCCAACCGTCCCGAATACGCGAAGGAACGCGATGGCTT